TCTTGTACAGTTGAAGATGTAGAAGAAGTTTTTATCCAGTACTATGGAATTCAACATTCCTTAGGTTCTGGTACTTCTAATACTCACACATACGGGTTTACCCCGTCTGAGTTTCTTCCTACTGTTTGGGAGCTTATACCGTACTCCTTCCTTGTTGACTATTTCACTAATGTTGGTGATATAGTGTCCTCGTGGTCTTATAGAACCTTGCTAAATGGATGGACAGCCCGTCTCGTCCGTGAAACTAAGAGTCGCAAGACTCTTGGCCCTCGCGTCGTGCAGACTGAACTTTCAGATAGCTTCTGGGACTATAGGATTGGGGGGAACCCTGGTTATTTCTCGTCTGAGCGCAAGATTTTTACTCGAACCCCGTCAGTTAGCCCTGGTATTCCAACTTTGGAACTTCAGTGCCCTGGCATGGATTCGAGGTGGGTTAATATAGCCGCCTTAAGTAAAAACCTTAAAACGACCAGACGTTCCCTTGGCGGATAGTACTTAGGTATTATCTCCTTTTAACCCTACTTTTGAGGTTTACCTCATGACTTGGTCTCCTGACTCGTCGATTACTGGAGGCGCCCAGACGAATCTCACTACTCCGACTTATACAATCGGCAGTGATCTTCCGCCTGATAGCAACTCGCGTCAGTATGTCGTCACCGCTTTAGGCGGCACCCAGACTGATGTTCGGACCAGTACTGCTGGCGATCCTTTTACTGCAACTATTCGCAAAGATGGTACTTATCGTACCCTCCCGGCGAAGAACCCAGTGAATGGTTCGTACGGCAATATTCCGAAAAATAAGGTTGAGGTTCTTGTACGTAAAGGCGTAAAGGTTGACTCTTCTGGCACAATACAGGTTTTGAATCTCCGCGTTATCGCTGAGGTTCCTGCCGGTAGTGAGCTTTCAGATCCAGCCAATATTCGTGCTGCGGCATCGTTTGCCATCGGTCTCCTCTCCGAGGAGTCCGCTGACTATGGCGATTCCCTCATCACAAGGATCATCTAAGCGCTCTCCTAGGCGTAAGCCTAGTCGACCGCCTCAATGGTCTGCCCTTCGTATCACCAAGGTCCTTAAATGGGCCTTAGTGGCCTACTGTTGTATACGATTACTCGGAAATGGAGCTTTAACATTCCAGGACCTAGTAACTCTCGTCACTAAACCGTAGGTTCCCTCTTCCTTAATGGAGTTGCATTTATGGGCGTTAACCCTCATGCTCTTTTCTCCTGCCTTCTGCAGGATCTCACTCGGGCCGTTGGATCCGATACTGTAAAGAAATTTTCAGCATCAGAATTTGACTGGCCTGAGATTACCTACCGCGAGAAAGCCGCTGCGTCTATCTATCAATCATTGCTAAAGAAATTTAGCTCTGGAATGACCGATGAGACGAATCGACTAGCTCTCGAGAAATTCCTTGCAACTGATCTTCGGTGCAAAGAATGGGTAATGCAAGATAGCGAACAGTTTGGGGATGACTTTCTTATTGGTGAGTTTAAAAATTTCATCAGTAAGTTCTGGCATCTTCCTTACTTTACGCCCCTTGTTGATTCAGACCTTCAAGTTCTCTCTCGAGGACAAGTTGGGCCTGGAGCAGCAATTACGAGCCCGGGAGGAGACTTCTACACGAAGTTATTCTCATCGGGTTTATCTTGTACACATCCTACGCTTTACCATTGGTACAAGCGCTATATTTCGAAGTTCCCTGTCTGGGCTGATGCCGAGGTTTCTCGGAACACCCTACTTGGGCCTCCTAATATAGTAGAAGGAAATCGTCTAAGTTTTGTACCGAAGAACGACGACATTTCTCGCAGTATCTGTACCGAGCCCGTGTTGAATATGTTTTATCAACTCGGCCTTGGTAGTATACTTACTTCTAGACTTGAGAGTTTTACAGGTATAGACCTCAAAACCCAACAGTTTAAGAATAGAGAATTGGCTAGATTCGGTTCCATTGATGAGTCTTTTGTTACAATTGACTTATCTTCGGCTTCTGATTCTATCTCGCTTCAGATGCTCCGTACCTGTTTCCCAGCAGACTTTCTTCGCTGGTTAATTCGGTATAGATCTCCTGTCACAAGATTGCCTAACGGCAAGCTCC